CGCCTCCCTATATACACCTACTGACACATCCACCCCAAGTTTCACATTAAATATTGTTATCAAAGATTTTCACGCCCACGCCTTCTTACCGCAACATCCCAGTTATGATACAACCACCAAAAGAGCTCGGAAAATTGCTGAGTGGTATCGTAATTTAGCAGGTGGTCTAACACTAGTACCCAACCCCGGTGTCTTCAATCCTGTACCCCAGTCTTATCTGGATCTAACCACTCACTATATCAAACCTGCTGACGAATCCTATCAAGAGGTCTCCGTCCCGGACGAAAGGAGTTTCTTTGCCGAGTCCACAGGGATAAGGCCTTACGACGGGTTCAAACTTATAGAGGATATAGTTGACGTCCGGTCTAATCTCCAAGGCCCCGCTGAAGAGTACGGGTCACTAACACCGGTAAATATCTCTCACCTAACAACAAAAATGATACGAAGTAGAGCTTCTGTAAACATACCAAATCTTATTCAACCTCTCAACAAGTCTAAGAGACCATTGCAAGACGAAATATCTAGGCACAGATACATGCATTCTCAAGGCATTGACTTTCTTGCCAGCTGTCCCGCACAAGAACTGCGCACTGCCCATACTAGATACGTTTCGTCCAAGGGTATCAAACTAACAGCAGCTTCCAAAGCACTAGCTCGAAAAATTTCGGACAATTTCGCACATAAATATATGAAAAGAATCAGTGAAGATTCATGCGAGGAGTCTCAAGTTTTAAACGCAGCACTAACTGACGCGATAAAGAAACATTATCCTGAAAGGGTGCGCGATTTTTCTACCTTTGATCATAAAAGAATTAATTTCTTCATGAAAGAAATCTTCAAGGTCTCGAGGTCTCACGATACCGACGCCAGCAAAGCAGGACAAGGTATCTCTGCTTGGGATCCGACTGTGGTAGCATTATTTCACACCTTAATGCGTATAATGAGTAGAAGGTTTGCTAGGTCGTTGAAGCCCAATGCAGTATTCAACAATAGACTTACTCAAGTCGAACTCATTGAAAAAGTAAGAACTGCTATGGGCACCGTTCCCAAATCCGCCATAGGTGGGTACATGGACGGTACTCAATTCGATTCTTGTCAAAACGCATTTACTCAGGAAATAGAGAAAAACATAATGATCAGGTTAGGGATGCCATTGGAAGCCTTACAAGCCTACTATCTCATCCGAAATGACTATCTTTTATCTTCGAACACCTTGTTTGCCATTATAGACTCCGCGAAGACGTCTGGAGAACCTGGTACACTGTTATTCAACACCATACTAATGATGTGTCTCACAGCGTGGCTCTTGAAGACAAAAACCATGGATACTGTCATTGTGGGTCAAGGTGATGACCGTTTCATATACGGTATTGGGCTTCATTTAGATGAGGATGAAATCTCAAACGTTAGTAACTTTACAAAGATGAAACTGAAGTGTCAAATAGGAGGAAGAATATCTTTCTGTGGTATGAGCTACTCCAACGGAAAATTCTTTCTCGATCTTGAACGCAGGTACAAGAAACTTGTTGGTACAACCTTCAGAGATTACCAACATTTCGCGGAAGTTCAAAATTCTATCCGTGATTTTGTACTTGACGTAAAGAGATCTGATACTGAAGGCATATCCTCTACTATCAAGTCCAATATACATGTACCTGAGACTCATTGTGATTATATCAGACAGTTCCTGTACCTTCAAGAAGTCTTCCATGCTCTAGAGTCTCTGACCCACATAGACGCCAAACAATTTAGGACACACTACACCCCTGTGACAATTTCTCGTACTGAACCTTTGTAATGGCACCGTATTCTATTTTACCCATAGAACTAACTGCAGACTCAATAGTCAATTTAACTACACATGTCATACAATCTTTACCGCGCCTGACCCAACTTATTCTCTTCTACGCCGCTACAGGTGTTGGTAAAACTACCACCTTACCCGGCATATTGTCTAAACTATTAGGAAAGTTATACATTCTAGTTGACACGGTAGCTTTGCGTGATTCAATGCGTACCTATATGCGCAAATTTCCAAATGCTATATATCTCACCAAGTTAGAGTACGTAATGGAACCACGCGATGGCTTCATTCTTATAGATGAATCTCATAACACAGACCATCTAACAGTCCACCTTATAAATAGGGTAGCAAAACCCGGTTCTGCCTTTCTAACCTCTGCCACCGCACCTAATGCTTCTGCAGATCCCAAAGCCACTTTGTTCCCAATAACAGAAGTTGTTAACCCTTCATATACCATCCAGAATGTCTACGATCGCAAACCACTCCCTTTTATCTATCCCACTACGTCTGGCAAGCGTGTTCTTGTTTTCGCCCCCAATGACAGGGATGCCACGGATCTTGCGTCTGTGTACACAGGTATACCCGTCTTCGCTGTCACTTACACTAACGCGACACAATTAGTTCCTTCCATTAAGTCCACCAAAGGTCCCATCCTCATATTCTCTTCCCCAGTTTTACAAACCGGTTTTACCCTAGATATCGATGTGGTGGTAGACCTCGCCATGTCCAACACCGTACTGTTCTCTAAGAACACTGACAACCCTTCTTATTCTCATATACACGTCAAACGAGGTCCAGCCACACACCATGAACGTATTCAACGTCGTGGTAGGGTTGGTAGACTCAGACGAGGTATATATGTTTCTCCAAATGTTGTCTATGCTCCCGAACGAGAAGTTTCCCTTTACAACGAAGCTCTTTACAATTTGTTAGCCAATCCCATAACCCCAAAACTCAAATTGCTCTTACAGTCCCGTTATCACCCGTCTGTTTTGGAAGATATAGTAGACGATAGTGGTAAATTTCTTTTTAAGTCCGCATATGCCACCAGACACGGTTGCAACCCAGAAAAAGAATCGCCATACTCTTTCCCGAATTCATCACCTAAAGTTGGCATTCGCGTCTGGGACCACACCGTTAGTTGGAAAACCATCTACGCCGACTTCGAAAAATCCTAAAATGGTTACTGCTGCTAAAGGCTCGGTTCCTACAGAGGTAGAAACCAAAGACTCAATTAACAGCCGAGTCATGGATGGTGATGCTCTCAAGAAGTCAAACTCAGAAATAGTACCTGCCACAGTTTCAGGGGGTGCTGATGATGAGCCTGCTCTTGACCCCGCCACAGTTTCCTCAGCAGTGAGCGCTGGTGTTAGCACTCTTTCTAATACTAACTTCACAGTAGAAGAAGCACCCAAGACCATACACCGGAACACTAGATGTAACGGAATACCATTAGAAACTCTGACCGAGGCACTTTCTCGAGCCATAGTTACTGTTCAAAGTACCTTTAGTGTAGATAGACCCACTAATGCTGCAATACTTACAGCAATAGCTTGGCATATAGCAGAATTTAGACCCACTCCCCGCACTCACGGCTTCATCCTAGGCGTACCAGCTCAGGATGTTTACAATAGTCTGGTCGGTTCTCAACCTGAGATCACTGTGCGGAGGATTGCGCGTGCATGGTCACCTGCCATTTCTAAAGTATTGTTGTACAAGTCCATGCAACCTACACCCGTCTTTACATCTCAGGTCAATGAGATATTTCACAATATGTACGATAAGTTAGCCGTCGCCCCTTACTGCTTTGACGGTATAGACCCTTCTATTATACCAGCTCACGTGTCTAGGCTCATAGCTGTCGGTCTCTCTTATTACAAGCGTTCGAAGTCCAGTTCTCCCTACACCTTCTTGAACCGTCCAATTAGTATAGCTGATACTGTAGAAGATTACAATGGTATATATGCTGGTAATTAATACCAACACCTTCCAC